GGTTGTGGAAAGCAATTATGGTATAGGCATTTTGAAAAAATTACCACCCCACAAAGTGATGTACAAAAACTAGGTGTTTACTTTGAATATCTAGCCACTGGCTACCTTCGTGAAGGTGAGCCAATACCAGAGCCACAAATGGTTTATAAAGGAACGGCAAAGGAAAAATTAGCTGCCGATTACGAAAAAGTGCATGAATCGGTTTTACTCTACAATAAAATGATTGAAGAGCATGGTATCGAAATTATTACTAAAGGTGAATATATGTTTCACAATGGTTGTAGTGGTATCTCCGATTTAAGAGCAAAATTTGATGGTGAAGAATGTATCATTGATTTGAAGTACACATCCCTATTTGACGATAAATTCAGCGAATATGGATGGCACACTGAATCATTAATCTACAAGCCTAAACTTTTATTGCAACCAACACACTACAAATACTTGGCAAAGAATATTTTAGGTATTGATGATATACCTTTTTACTACTTTATTTTCCATTCAAAAGACCCAGAGAAGGCTAAAATAATCAAGGTAAACATTGATGAAGCACATATACAACTACACGAGCAATCTTACGTTAATAAGATGAAAAAGTATATTGACTTTCACTACGAAAACCCCGATAAACTAGAAGCTAGACCTTCTTATTTAAGATGCAAAGAATGTGCTTTTAAAGATATTTGCCCTAATAAGACTAGTGTACCATTAATCGAAGAAATCTATTATTAATGTTTAAATACAAGTGCTATCTCTGCAATCAAATAGTTTATCTGAAACAAAATTTCAAATGGGTAAAGTATTATTGCGAAGTGAAACAAAGACACACTAAATTATATAGAACAAAATGAAAAATCAAAGAACAAAGTTCGATTTTAGCGAAGAAAATTTTGAAATAGAAGATGGTATTTTTGTTGACTACTCCTATGATGTAGAAGGTGGTAGTAGAATCGAAGAATGTCATGGTACACACTTTTTTGACGAAAGTGAAGTAACCGATTTTAGAATTGATAAAATAAAAGTAATGATAGGCAATGATTTTGCACTTATTAATCTTACGTCTTTATCGGATGAAATGGTATCTTATATTCAATCAAAACTAATTTTTTAAAAATGAACAAATTAAAATCAATCCTTAACAATTTATTTCTTATTCCATTCTTTTTTTTCAATCTTTTATTGGGAATTTATTATGCTATTAGCACTAGAAAAGAAAAATTGGATATTAATGAAAAAATGAACGGCTATTTTGAATATGCTACTAATTTTTTCCCTTATGGTGAGCATATTTCTGCTATCACTTGGATAATTATACTAATAAAACTTACTTTTTTTTAAACCATAAATTAAACCATTAACAATGTCAAAAGAACCATCAGCACAACTAGAGTTAACTAGTGAAACACCAATGGCGGTTGAGCCAAAAAAGAATCTTACTCCTATTCAGCTATTTGAGAGCCATTTACAACGATATGAGAGTTCGGTGCTTATAGACTTACTATCGGAGCATCACATCAAGCCTGCGGCTTTTAAACAGATAGTTTTAAAAGAAATTAAAAAGAATCCTAAACTACTAGAAGCTTTCGTTGCCAATCCTTCAAGTATGTTTGCTAGTATCTTCGCTGGTGCTGAAATTGGGCTTATCCCTTCCGATATGCTTGGCGAATTTTACCTTATCCCTAGAACTATCAATAACAAACCAACAGTTACGGCTTTAATCGGATATAAAGGACTAGTTAATATCCTTCTTCGTAGTGGTGATGTTACTAGAATACACACCGAAATAGTTTATGAAGGTGATGAATTTCAACCTATCTATGGTCTAGTTCCTAATATCATTCACGTTCCAAATTTTAATGTACCTAGAACAAATGATAAAATCACGTTTGTTTATTCGGTGGCTAAATTAAAAAATGGTGAGTTTCAATTTGTGGTGCTATCAAAATCTGATATTAAGGCTATTCAATTAATGAGCAAATACACCAATGATTTGTATTTCAATGATAAGAAAGACCCAATGAACTGGATGATAAAGAAAGTTGCAATTATGCAATTATCTAAAATGCTACCAAAAGACTATCATGGCAAACAAGCGGTTGAAATGAATAACCAACTAGAAGGTGGTGCTATGCTTACCCTTGATGAAGATAATAAGGTTGTAATTGTAGACGGCAAACGAATCGCTGCCACTAGGCAATCTACAATGGCTGGCATTAACGAACTACCAGATATTCCCGAATAATAAACTTATGGAAAATACACACATTTCAGATTGCAAAAAACATAAATGGGTAATAAACGTAGTTACGGCAACAAATAATGACCGAACTACAACCTTATGTGTTTATTGCGGAAAAGAAAAGACTTTGATAGATATTTTAGACTTGGATAACGAGCCAAATATCATACCTAATATAATAGATAACCTACCTAAAAATTAGGCATTAAATATTTGTCTATTAAATCCATACTAAATTTTGGTTCATAATTGAGTATGTAATTATAATAAATATCAAATAGTTCGCCTAACCTTTGTTCACTCCATAATTGAAGCTCTCCATTGCAAATGTCAGTGGATGCTTCTTTATGGTTGGCAAAATTGTTCGGATTATCTATATCACCAGATTGTTTATGTTGTGCGTTCATAGCAGCACCATCATTCCAATTGAAACAATAAGACGGCAAATAAATAGAATCGTTTTCATTTAGTTCCTTGTTATCACGCATCTTGGTGTACCATCCTAGACCTTCCTTTCCTGTTTCTAAAAGATAACCATACTCCCTAACTTTTTTCATATCACAAATTACGGATGCTTCCAAAGTATTTTTTACTAGACGAAGACTATCACCCGAATAAAAGAATGATTGCTCTGGCTTGAATGATGGTAATCCCGTTTCCATTATCCTATCAATGCCTTGTCTAATAAAATACTGCAAGAAAATGTCATCATCATCCCACGTTATTGTATAATCACCCGTTGCATGAGTTAAAGCATCCCTACGAATTGCACCTACATTTGTATATGGCTCATTTGTTATATAGTCAATGTTACAATTATATATTATTACATTTAAACTTTTCATCCTTTCATCTTCCATGTATGGATTTTCAAAGTCCGTATTAAATATAATTAGTTCTTTTTCCCCTTTATAGTCTTGTGCTAGAAAACAATTCAAAGCCCTTTCTACACACTTAAATCGTTTGTAGGTACACATAACTGCTGAAACTTTTGGTAATTTAGACATCGTTGAAATTTTCTTTTAATTTATGTTGAATCGTATATTGTGTAATAAAATGAGTATCATGGTTATCTAGGTAGTATTGTTCTTCTTCATCAAGGTTTTCTAAATCAAGATACCATCCATGATGTCTGCAAATCATATCTTCTCTTCCTAATCTCAAAGATTTGTAACAATTATCTCCAAAATTCCTCATCATCGCAAATGTAGTATCTGTATCTGCTTTGTACAAATAATCAAACATTTCACTATCGTGTTTTTCAAGCCACCATCTTGATTCATTACGAATAACTTGATTTTTATACCTATAATGGTCAGGCAAATCATCTATGTGAATTGCGAGGGCTATTTTATCGAATGAACTTTGCCAATTAATTTGATTGTACATTATCATTTTCCAAAACTTAGGGAAGTCATTAGGTAAAACAATATCTGAATCGGTATAAATAAAGTATTCACCCAATTCTTTATCCAATTGTGTAGCCCATAAAGCAAGGTGTCCTTCGTTTTTATTAAACCTTATATCTACTAACTTTTTGATAGAATCATACCATTTTAGCAATGGTGGATAGGTAGAACCATTATCTATAATAATAATTTGCTCATTAGGATTTAAAAATAATAAATGCTCTACCATTGTTTTTGTGGTAGTTAATCTATTACGATTGTTTATTACTACTTTAATAGTTGACATAGTATCCATATTTTTCATCCCCAAATAACAAACGCATCATTGGGTATCGTTCTAAAAATATTTCTGGTGTTAAATCAGGTTGGTGGTGCGTTTCATAAATGTTGCCAAACTCTTCACCTTGCTCATATAAATAAGGCACTGCTACCAAAGTTTTAATACCTAACTCTTGAATATTGTCTAGTAATTTAGTAGACTCTTCAATTGTTAAGTGTTCTAGTATGTCACCCATTATAATATAATCATAGTTCGAATAATCAAAATCTAAAATTGATATTCTAAATAGGTTATTATATAAATCATAAAGATTGAACATTGAAAAATAGTTCTCAAATATCTCTACCCCATCCATATTATTGAAATGGTCTTTTAGTAGTCTACTATAAGTACCAGCACCACATCCTACGTCTAGGATTGCAATATCTTTTTTGAATGTTTCAATTAAATGTTGTCTTACTTCATTTTTAAATTCTCCGTAACTATATGGCATATTGTTATTTTTTTAATCCAAATTTAATTTAATGATTATTTTTAATTTAAACTTCCCATTTTAATTTAGGACAAGCATTTAGGTTTTTAGGAGAAAAAACTTTCCCTTTAGTGCTACACCCACATTCGCTACAATAACTTACTACCGCATCCACCCAAAATTCACAACCCATGCAAGTCTTTAATCTTATTTCTGCTATTTCCTTTTGCTCATCGCTAGGATTCATTGCCGTAGCAAATGATAAGATTATTTCTTTCACTTTATTCATAGTAGCCAAACAAGTCCTTTTACCAGTTTGCTTTACCATCTCAAAGTATTTATAACTAGCCGTATCTTTTTTATAGTCCTCTTCAATACCATAAGGTAACTTATCTCTATAATTAGCTTTATAAAATAAGTCTTTTGCTAGTGCATCGGTAACACCAGCATTGTGAAATATATAAACTTCATTCCACTTTTTTTCTGAATCGGTAGCCCAACAAAAGTCCATTTCGTCAATGATATGTGTTTCAAAACCTTTAAGCCAAGAATTCCAAAGTACCGACCACATATCTGCACACCAAATTTGAAGTTCATGATGTGTTGGGTCTGCTTGTTGTTTTTTAACATTGAGCATAGTAATATCGTGAAATAGCTTTTCTGCATCTTTTTCTACTTTATCCCAAAATTCATAATCCACCCCTTTAATGATATATTGACAACCACCACTTTGATTTTGCTTTTGTTTGACTAACTCTTCGCTTATGCCAACAATCTCACACATAGCATCAATAACGTCTTGACCTTTTGAAATGATATAATCGTACCCTATATAACTTTTAGTGTCGCTAACGTACCAATTAGTGTCATTTTGAGCATATTTATGTATGAAATTTGGGTATTTAGTAAATACTATATCGCAATCATGGTAGAATATAGTCGTATTGGCAATGTATGGTAGTTCTTTGTAGTGTTGTTTGATTAAATTAGGTCTAATAGAAGATATGTAACTAATTGGATATTGCCTACCATCTTCATAATAGTAGAATTGCACCGCATTAGGGTACTTTGTTTCAAAGTAATTATCCAATAAAAATATTTCGTCTAGTTTTTTCTTGTGGTCTTTTTCGTTGGTATTATAAGCGAAAAGCACATGAATTTCAAATTCGTTTTGAAGATTAAGGGAAATGAAATTATTTAGCATGACTTCAACTTGCCAAGCATAATAACGAATTGATGGTTGCACACACATCAAAATAGGTTTATTCATTTTTTATGGTTTTTTTTATTATAAGGGAGTACCAAAAGTACCCCCTTTTTTTATTTTATAGCATTAGGATTAACAAATAGTTCCCGTTGCAGTGCCTAATGTGTTTCCACTTAAATTGTATTCGGGGAATCCACCACCACTTGCATCACTTCTACAATAAGTATATCCACTTGGATTAGTATAAGGTATAGTTAATGCGTTATCGGTAAATAATTGCGTTCCAACTGTGAATGGTTGTGTAACTCCACCCCAATATAAAAATTGTTGTGGTGAAGCATTATCACAAGCATTATTAAACCCTGTTGAAGGAGCAGTACCAAACCAAACATCACCACTAAATACAATAATTGCAGCAGTTGTTGTGCTTGTAGTCGTACTCGTTGTAGTTGTAGATGGAGTAGTCGTAGTGCTAGTTGTTGTACTTGTTGTTGGTGGCGGTGTTGTTGTGCTAGTTGTTGTACTAGTTGTTATACCTCCTGTTGTCGTGCTTGTTGTCGTACTTGTAGACGGGGAAGTAGTCGTTGTACTAGTTGTACTAGTTGTTATACCTCCTGTTGTCGTACTTGTAGTTGTACTTGTAGATGGTGAAGTCGTAGTGCTAGTTGTTGTACTAGTGGTAGACGGAGCAGTTGTCGTGCTTGTCGTTGTACTAGTAGAAGGTGCAGTGGTTGTACTTGTCGTTGAACTAGTTGTAGATGGAGCAGTAGTCGTACTCGTAGTCGTACTCGTAGTTGTTGAAGACAATGTACCACAAAGACTTAAAGTTGAATAAACACATTTATCATCTACCACATAAACAAAAGTATTACCAGCAACAACTTCGAAACAAAAAAAGCCACATCCTATGGATGAACTAGTTGCGTTCAAAACCAAAAGCAGTCCACTTAAAGTTCCATTAAAAGTAAAGTTGTTGATATTTCCATTTATAACAATGCTTCCAAATCCACAAGAAAGGCTTTGAGAAGTTATATTCCAAGAATATTTAGTCGTAGCATTGATACTAGGAACATTATTTTGAAACATTGGTATTGTAAAATCACAATTCGTTGCATTTGTTAGCACAAATTGGATAAGTTCTTTTTTCGTTGGCATAAATATTAGTCTTTGTCTATTATATAATTGCAATAATCTTCAAAAAAGTTAATGCCTTCCAATTCTTCTATATCTTGAAAAGCATTAGTCATAGTTGCATCTAAAGCCGAAGCCATATATTCAATATCTGCAAAGAATTTAAAATAAACAACACTATTTTTTAGTAAATCAAACGTCAATGAAGAAAAACCATTAAAAAAAATTTCAGCCGAATCGGTGTCATAATATATCGATGGTTGATATTGATATGAGTCTACTACAAATGGTAAATAGGTTTGTACTTCATTACCAGCGGCATCAAAGTTATTATAAGCAATTGCTTGACTAATTTGGGGATAGTTGTTGGCGGACATATAAAAAAATTCAGCACCATATACTTGTGTACCCAAACTTTGTAAAAATTGACTATAAGTAATACCTACTCCACTAACACTTAAGGGCATAGATACACTTATAACTGGTGTAATTGTATTCGTAACAACTGGTAAATAACTAGCCATAATTACATGATTTTATTGCCATCTAAATCGGCAGCGAACAACTTGCCCGTACCCTTATCGGTGTAAACTCTCATTGAATATTGTTTTGCAAACTCACCATTCATTTCGTCTAAAAATGCTTTTGGCTCACCAGCATTGCTAGCATCACTATAAGCCTTGATTACAATAGCCGCATTTCTTTTATCGGTCATTGTTGATTCTTTAGGCTTTGACTTGCTTACTTTGTTCTTTCCTCCAAATGGTCTAATTTTCTTAAATGCTATAAATAGCAAAAAACCACCACCAAATATTAATATTGCCTTCTTTAATTCGGTATTCATTATTTATACTTTTTATAAATGTAAAATCCAACCCCAGCTAACAAAACAAAACTAATCAAATAAAAAGTTCCAGCTTTTACTCCCATTACATAATCTTCTTGTAACCTCGCCTTTTTGCTAGTATTAAGTATATCTAGTGCATTATTTGTTTCTTTTGGTGTTATTACACCCTTTTTTTGCATTAAACTATCTAATAAACCTTGTAATGTTTGTTGGTTTTTAGTCAAAACATCGGTAACAACTTTACCATATTGCCCCTTACTTAAACTATCACTTACATTAGAAAGTTCAGATTTTACTTCATCAAGAAGCAATCCTTTTTTCTCTGGAGTTAATATTGTTCCTTTTTCGATTGCCATTATTTATTGCTTTTTCCTATTAATAATACACCTAATATCGTTACTGTTCCTGCAACTATACCAACTGTCAATAGTGTTTTTTTAGTCTTTTCTTTTTCGGTTGCCACATTACTAATACCCGTTACCCTAGCCGCATTTAATGTGCCTAAAGTATTGGCAATGATAGTATTTCGAGCTTCCTCCGAACTAGCTTCCGTTAATTGCTTACTTAATAATGCTTGTTGGTCAAAACTTAAAGAAGCTAGATTTTGTTCGTAATTTCTTTTTTTGGTAGCGGCAGCATTGCTACTAATTGCACTACCTACACCTGTGGCAGCAGCAACGGCGGCAGTTCCAACACTTATCGCAATCATTGTCATACTTCAATATTTTTAATGTTTTCTAATAAAGGGTTATCATGTTTTTCAACTAATCTATCTACCAACGTATCTATATCTTCACAATTATCACTATTCAAATGGTATGTTGACCAAACACAATCTTCCTCAATAAATAAAATACGTCTAGTTCCAGCTTTTGTGATACCAGTATAAGGTGCTTCATATTCAACCCACTCTCCACCATCAATCGAAACCTTAACCCTTCCCTTTGATATGGTAAAAGGATGATTAGTTAAATGTATTCTACTAGTTATTAATGTGCCTTGTGGCATAAAAATCTCACGAATATACATCCCTTCCGTAAACCTATGAACCAAAGGACACTCCACTTGCGGTAAGTTTTCTAACATAGCCGCTTCTAGCTCGTTAATTATACCATCATTTTGTCTTACTAAAACTTCGGTACTCATTTTATTTCTTTTTTAAAACTATAATCGCTATAATTCCTATTGCTATTACACCAAATATTGATGCCGCAACGATTATATTAGTCCTTGCTGCTTTACCCTTATTATTATAATCACTTGTAATTACGTCTATTCTCTTTAAAGATAAATCTGTTAATACGTTTGCTACTAATTTTTGTCTTTCGGCTTCGCTACTAACATCCAATAAAGCGGCATCTAAAGCTTTCTTTTGGTCAACACTTAACAAATCTAAATTTTGACTAAACTGCCTACGCAAATTAGCATTGGTAATTCCTCCAATAACTGTGGCAACAGTTCCACCAACTTGGGCAACAACATCACCTACGGCACTTATTATGTTCGCCGTATTTGCTGCCTTTGATGCGGCTGATGCTCCCTTTGCGGCTGATGCTGGTGCTGGCATTAGAATGGTAATTTATTAATGTCCGTTAATGTTAACCCTGTGCTTGTCGGTGCTGCAATATTCTTTGGAACTACTTGACCATTAGATATAACTAAACCATTTAACATGGCTATTTTGTTAATGTCTTCGGTGCTATCAATAGTTTTTTTACCTAATATTTTCATAATAGCCGCTTCGGTTTCTGCACCAAATTGACCATCTGCACCAAATTTAGGTAGGTTTATCTTAGTAATTGCTTGTTGAACAAGTTTAACCAATGCACCAGCACTACCTTTTCTTAAAGGGAACACATTTGTATTACTTGGAGTTGTGCTAGTTGTGGTAGTACCATTTCCACTAGTATCAGCATTGCCTTTAGCATCTAAAACACTATTAGTTTTTTTAAATGGATTAATGATTACAAGTAATCCGATAACCCCGATTGAAATTGGTAGCCAATATTTTTTCATTATTTTGTTATTAAAAGTTTTACTAATTCAAATATTACCGCAAATGCACCGCCACCAACGAAGGAAGCTCCTATTAACTTATTTTTAAAGTTTTTATACTTTTCGTTTTCGTTTTCTAAATATTTAACTCTATTTATTATTCCCTTTTGGTCGAAATCTTCATTTCCTATAATAACATCAAATATCTTATCAATTTTCTTATGTAATTCTTGTAGGGTATCTTCCACAATGTTTAGTCTTTCAGTTACAAGGCTATCTGATATGGTACTCATTATAACAAAATTTTACTATAAAAATAATATTTTTTTGGATAGTAATACATTTTAATTGAAAAACCGCCTAGAATTTAATCTAAAGCGGCTTTTTCTATATAATCGGGGGGTATTTTCTTCCTAAAGATATGTTTTTTTGGAATCTTATATCCTTGTTTGATAAAGTCCATATTTCACCATTATCTAAAGCACAAGTAAAGAGTAAATGATGCTCTTGGGTATAATCTATCACCAAAAAAGCATATCCTTCCATGCCATCGCTTAACCTAAGTATTGGTATCATTGGATTTAACTGGAGTATCATAATAAAATTTTGAGTAAAATTCATATACCATTGATACACAATCTTCTATACTAATTGAAGAAGTATTCAACATCATTAAGTTTTTGATTTCAACACTAGGAGTTTCAAATTCTACATGGAAATTTTCTCTACCCCTAACTCCAGTGTATTTAAGATATACCCAAAGTATTTTTTGAGTAGATATTGATTCTAAATACTCTCTAGCTTCTACAAAAGGATAGATAGCACTAACAATAACATCATGGTATTTACTAGCTAAAAAGGTACTTATATCGCTAATTCTATTCAAATTCTTAATCCTACCTTCTTTTGAATAGTCGGTATTCTTGAAAATTACTCTTATTTCATCACCATCAATAATAGGGGCAGTGCTAGTATGAAATATCTTTTTTTGAAACTCTTTTGCTAGTGTAGTTTTCCCACTACAAGGTTGACCGATAAATACAACTATCATAATAAATTTTTATATGACTTTTCTTCGGTCAATTCCGAGTTGTAATAAATGTTTATTTCTTTTTTTATTGCAGCCCTTTCGTCATTAAGCTTATATACACTTTGTGCTAGTTTGATAAATTCAAGTCCAAAATCACCCACTCTATCCAAGAATCGTATTTCATCTTCAACACCCCATAATTCTACATTGATTTCTAATAAAGCTTGGTAGTATTCGTTAGTTTCATCAATACCATAATTTTCTAAAAGACTTTTTCTTACTAGCCTAAATTCTTTATTAATATTGACTAATTTTTCTACATCTTGAATCATTTTAAGCTTAATGTCAAGGATGGTTGCTTTATCTAGGGCTTCGCCTACACTTACTTTAATGGTCATTTTCAATAATTTTGAATGTAAATATAATCGTTTTACTTTATTTCATTAATTTTATCGAAATAAAAAAAACCATGAAAAAAGTTTGCCTTGATTTAAGCGAGTGCAATGGATTGGGAGATTTGATTTGTGCCACCCCAACCATTAAAAAACTATCTCAATCATACGAGCAAAAGATTATTGTATTATCTAAAATGCCAGAACTATTTAAGTGCAACCCAAATGTGGAAGCTAGTTATAAGGCATCATCAATAGATTGGGATTATTTTAATTCGAACTACATCATGCACAATTCATTCTATAATGTAGGTAAGAAAAATGAACGTGGGATAGAATACAAGCATAATGTTATGGATATAAGACAATTCCATGCCATCAATCTTGGTTTCATGCTAGGTCAAGATGAGTTGCAATGCGAGTATCATCCAATTACGGAATTGGCTATACAATTACCCGAAAAGTATGTATTGATACACCCAGTTACTAGTTGGGGAAGTAGAACTTGGTCTTTAGAAAATTGGATTGGTCTAACTCAAAAAATAAACGAAATGGGTTATGAAGTTATTGCAATAGGTAAAGATTCAAGTGAAACGGGTTTCTTTAATGTACAAAAACCTGTTTTTGATTTGCAAATTGCAAACCGATTAAACCTAATGAATAATACTAGTATATCCGATTGTTGGCATTTAATGAAAAAAGCACAAGCCTTCGTTACTATGGATAGTGGGTTATTACACCTTGCTGGTACTACGGATGTGACTATCATTCATTTAGGTTCTTCCATAAAACCCGAATTTAGAATACCATATAGAAGAAAGAGTGGACAAGAGAGTAGGTGTACTTATTCTGATAATAAATTAACTTATCAATATGTTCGTGGTGGTTGTGGATTAGAATGTGCATCTAATATGAAATATGCACTTGAATATTGGGATGACATAAATAGTGTACCACCATTAATAGGTTGTTTAGAAAAAAAGCCAACGTACGAGTGCCACCCTACTTTTGAACAAGTATATGAAGTCTTAAAAAATAATATATGAAAAAAATTCTAGTTATAAGTCCACATTTTTCTACTGGTGGTGCTCCTAGTTGTACTTTAAATAAGATAAAATTACTACAAAGTGAATTTGAAATTAGAGTAGTTGAATATGCTTTTTTAGCTTGGCAATTTGTGGTGCAACGTAATAGAATCATAGAACTAGTAGGTAAAGATAATTTCTACTCTTTAGGTGAAAATAAATTCAATGAATTAATTACTATCATTGAAATTTTTCAACCCGATTGTATATTGATGGAAGAGTTCCCCGAAATGTTTTGTGAATATGGAATATGCCAATATTTGTATAGAAATGATAAACCATACACCATCATTGAAACTACACATGATAGTAGCTTCAACCCTAAAAATAAAGTATGGATGCCTAATAAGTTTGTTTTTGTTAGTCCTTATAGTGCATTAAAATACAACCATTTAGATATACCATACGAAATTATAGAGTACCCAGTGGATTTAAAGGAATGTGTAGAATCATCGAAGGCAAAACATATTTTAGGATTAGAATTAGATTATAAACACGTTGTTATTATAGGTCTATTTACCCAACGTAAAAATCAAGGATATGCTTTTGAAATCGCTAGAAATCTACTAGACCATAAAATAAAATTTCATTTTTTGGGTAACCAAGCAGGAAATTTTCAAGACTATTGGCAACCATTAATGAATAATAAGCCAGATAATTGTATTATTTGGGGTGAAAGAAGTGATACCAACACTTTTATTGAAGCATCAGACTTATTTCTATTCCCATCCAAAGGAGATAGGGGAAACAAAGAATTAAACCCAATTGTAATTAAGGAATCATTGGAATGCCAGCATCTACCTAAATTAATATTTAACCTTGATGTTTATCTAAATAGGTATGATAACTACCATAACGTATTTTATTTAACGGGAGATATTAATCAAGACACAAACAAGGTTTTAGAATTAACAAATGCAAAACAAAAAATTAACCAAGACGAGTTAATTATAATAGGTACTTATCCTAATCTTAAAAGTAGGGTGCAACTTACAAAGGATACTATCAATAGTTTGAAGCCTTTGGGAAAGAAAATAATGCTAGTTAGCCATTACCCAGTGGATTTGGAAACTCAAAATATGGTGGATTATTATATCTACGATGCAGAAAACCCACTAACCTATCATTCATACTATACAAAGTTTTATAATTACCAGAATGATTATGAAGCCGAAATAAACATCAATGGTTTAAAAAATAGTAATCAATCATTGACTGTTTTAACCAATATTTTTAATGGTGCAAAAGCAGCTAAGGATTTAGGATATAAAAGATTTTTTTATTCTACATACGATGTGGTGGTACATGAAAAAGACTTACAAGTAATTGAAGAATCTTTTGACCTTGTAAATGAATACGAAACCGCATATTTGGCATCATTAAATACCCCTTTTGGGAAAGGTATTCAAACAAACGGGATGACTTTCAATACAGATTTCTTTTTAAAAGAATTTCATGATGTAAGGCATCAAGATGAATATAATAAAATTTGTAACGAAATTGGTTGCCAAAATTTTTTAGAAGATTACTTTATTAAAGTAATAAATAGATATAGAACGGATATAAATAAGAGTGATGTTACAATTATAAACAATCAAGAAGAAACTTTTTTAACCCATAGTGGACTTGGGGTAGCATCAAATAGTGAATACTATTCTATTTTACCAATAGCAGGAAAGAAGAATAAGTATATGTTCTATTTCTTTACTTACAATATAGATAGTAGGGTTATTTGGGTTAATATTGACAATTATTCGCTTAAAATTGATATTGAAAAAACAAAAGAGTTTAAATATGAATTTGAATACACTGGCAACAATGTAATTGAAATGCTTTTCCATGACGGGAATACTATATACAAAACGGAAAGGTTTGAAATGAATCCATCTACCATTGAAAAATATCAAAACACTGGTAAGTTCACATGGAAAAACCAAAAAACAAAAATTAAATTAGTACACATACAAACTACCATTCAAGATGAAAGGGAACAAAAAAGTAAAGAATCAATCAAACAAGTCGAAAAGTATGGTATCGAATATATCCAGCACATTAACGAACCTTACAATGATATTCCACCAAAACATAACTGTCAAAGACCCACTTGCGTTTCAATGGACTTGTTCGATGAAGCAACCATTCAAATACATGGTACTGCGTTGACACCTGCCCATTATGGTTGTTATGAAGCTTTTAAAAATGCAATTTTATCAGAGTTTTATGATTGCGATTTTTTAATCGTTTGTGAAGGTGATTGTTTATTGGAAGTAAATCCAATAGATTTTACCAATAAAGTATATCAAGTTAGTAGACTATGCAATGAAAACAATATTGGTTATTTTAGTTTTGGTGATACAAAAACACTAGAGCATGGATGGTTACAATCGCCAGTAATTGAAACAATACCTAATCAAGATTTGCTATTCATTACGAACCATATTATTGGATTGCAATGTATTATGTTTCCAAAATTTACATCCGATTGGCTAAAACATCAATTAAGAACCCAAAAGTGGGATGCTAGTGATATGCTATTCAATATTATTTTCCAAAATTCTAACTATAAAATGGGAATACTACATAATAGAATTACCACACAAATTGAAGGTTATAGTCTAATAGATAAACAAGAAAAACAATTCTTATGAAAATTTGTCAAGTAATAAGTAGTAACATACCTATCAAGCCAACTGGTGAAAGGGGCTGGGGAGCTTTAGAATTGATAATAGATGAATATTCTAAAGGATTTAGAAATTTAGGACACGAAGTAGATATAAAATACTTAAATGAAGTAAGTATTGGTGAATATGATATAGTACATATCCACGTTGCTAATTTAGCCGTAGAAGCAAGTAAAAGGGGATTGCCATATATTTATAGCACACATGACCATCACTCATTTTATTACGGGAAAGATAGTTTTAATTATAATGAGCAACTTGAAGCAATAAAAGGTTCAATATTTTCTATTTGTCATGCCGAATATGTGGTAGACTACTTTGATGGAACGGATAAGTTGTTTTTTGTTCCACATGGGGTAGATACTAAATACTATTTGCCAATAATTAATCCCATAAAACATAAATTATTAGTTTGTGCTAATAATGGTCTTGCAGGTGATTATGGATTTGATAGAAAAGGTTTTAGGGTTGCAATTGAAGCCGCTAAAGAATTGGACTTGCCTATTACAATAGTTGGTGCTAATGCTAATACAAAATTTTTTGAAATACACAAAGATTTGCTTGAATATGATGAATTAATAGTAATAGATACCAACCCAACGGAATCGGAGAAATTAAAAATATTTCAAGACCATACAATATTCTTACACCCCTCTATGTTAGAGTATGGGCATCCTAATCTTACCCTTTTGGAAGCGGCTAGTTGTTGTTTGCCTATCGTTGGTACATACAATGGTACAAATCATTTTTGGGGTATGTGGGTGATACCAGAGATAACTACCAATGCAGTGGTGCATGGTATCAAAGAAACTATTAAAACTTACAACCAAAGGTTAAGTGAATTATTAGAATTTAGAAAAAAACTTGATTGGAGTTTTATTTGTGAAAATGTTGCTAGAAAATACGATGATTCATTATGTACACAACATTATAATAGCGATACAATTAGACTTAAACATAGTGCTTGTATAAATAAAACATTAAAATAAATGATAACATATAACCTTAACCATGTAAATGGACTATTTTTTGAATTACTTACCGATGAAGGAAAAAATAGGGAGTATGACGTATCTTTTATAGACAATAGCAATTTTGAAAAAAATACTATTTACGAAAGTAAAATGAAGGTTAATACATGGGTAAGATTAGATAGAAAATACCTATCCGATATATCCATAGTTGTATCATTTCAAGGTAGAACTATCACTCAAATAAATCTTTTGATAGAAATTATCAATAAAAAAGTGTTTATAAACTTTGAAAGCTCGTCTTTGGGTGATACGATAGCTTGGATGCCTTATTGTTTGGCAGTTAAAAAAATGTACCTATGTGATGTGGTTGTTTCTACTTTTCACAATTATTTATTTGAAAAAGAATATCCAGAGCTAACATTTGTTGGTAGGGGTGTGGTGGTGAATGATATTTTTGCCATGTTTGAGCTAGGATGGTTTTGGGATAAAGCAAAAGAGCCAGTCAACCCAATAATGATACCATTACAACAGACGGCTTGTAATATTTTAAACTTACCATACCATGAAATTAAACCTAAAATAGATTTTACCCCTACACAAAGACCTATTGAAGATAAATATGTAGCCATAGGCATACATTCTACATCAAGATTAAAGTTGTGGGATTATTGGCAGGATGTGGTGGACTATCTAATTGATAAAGGTTACAAAGTGATAGAAATTTCAAAAATAGATAAAGACCATAAATCATTCTATACCCAACCACAACTAACAAATATTATACAACTTGAAAATACTTCAATGGTTAATACAATGAATGTGATACATCATTGTGAATACTATATAGGTCTTTCTAGTGGCTTATCTTGGCTTTCTTGGGCTTTAAATAAACAAGTGGTAATGATTGCCAACTTTACCAATAAGAGTCATGAATTTCAATCTAATTGCATTAGAGTAACTAGTGATAGTGTTTGTAATAGTTGTTGGAATAATCCTATGTTTAAATTTGATAAATCAAACTGGGAATTTTGCCCCGAACATGAAGATACTCCTAGACAATTTGAGTGTCATAAAAGTATTGGTAGTAATTATGTTATTGAAAAATTAAATAATATATTATGAATAATTCCACAATAATTAATAAAAAAAAGAGATGTAAAAGTTGTGGTAAAATTGACTACATTTTTTCAAAAGGTGAATGTAAGCAATGTGCTATTGTGTCTACCACTCAAAAAAGAGTTGAAAAATACGAACTAGAACAAGGAATTGAACTGGATGAATCACTACAAAATCTAATAAATGATTTAGATATAGTATTTAGTAGGTACATAAGGATTAAATATAGCGATAACGATGGTAATTCAGAGTGCTTTACTTGTAGTAAAAAGGGACATTATACGACCTTACAATGTGGACATTTTATACCTAGAGCAAATTTGGGAACAAGATTTTTGGAACAAAATACTAGACCTCAATGTAAAACTTGCAATGAGTATAAAGACGGAAATATTGAAGAATACACAATACGATTAGAAAACGAAAACAATGGTATCACAGATTGGTTAGCAGAACAATCAAGGCAAGTATATAAGCCTACTAGGGATGAAATCAAACAAATGCTTTTTGAATATAGACATAAGCTAAATATCATTAGTGCCAAACTAAAAAATTAAAAAAGTATAGAACAATTAAGTCCTATACTTTTTTTAAAATATTATTTTAGTTGTCCAGCTAAATCTACTATTGTTTGTGAAACTACACCCCATTTGCAATTTTTGAATAGTTCTTTAAGTTTGTCAAAATCGGCATCTTCAAGTTCAAAAGTTTCATTAACTAATAAGTAACCTTCTTCACTAGGCAAATATTCTTTTGTAAATATTTCCTTATGAGCATCTAATTTCTCTAAAAGTCGTAGTCTTTTAATCATTTCATCTACATCAAACCCACCTTGCACTGGGTTATTAATAGCCGTTTTTAAAAGTTCATAGGTGTTAAAAAAAACATCTTGACCATTTAATTTCTCTTTTCTAATGTTTAATTGAATTGTTTTCATTGGTTATTTTTTAGTTTATGCAAATGTAAAATTTAATTTATCTATATCACAATTATAAAAATTATATATAATTTATTTTATAGTTGTGGTAGACGTTGTTGTAGAAGTAGTTGTACTTGGTACTGGTGGTACATAATCTCCTATGATTGTAAGGTTAAGAACTTGTGGTGATGCAGCCCAACTATAAGCATATTCATCATTATTACCCCATGATTGATATGCTGCTCCTGTCATATCAATATTACCACTAGCACATACTCCCATATTTTCATCTAATAAAGCATAGTAGAATCTAGAATACTTAAATAACTCTCCACCAATAGGGTAAAGATTAAAGATAGTTGCCGTTACTGATTTTCCGTTTACCCAACTTTGGATAGGAGAAATTAATTTCATAATTTTTATTTTTTTATGGTGAAGTTGAAGATAAGTTAATATAATAATCTGTTCCGTCAATATTTACTGTCCAATATCCTGCTGCTCCTACTGCTAAACCTGTTTGTACTGCTCCAAATTTCATTGTTCCTGCTGATGCGGTTATTGGTGCTTCTGTTTTTAATGTAAGTGTTTGGAATTTACCATCTTTTACCATTCTGAATTTCTCTACATCATTTGATGGAAGTGTTCCAAAGGAGTAAATTATATCTCCATTATTTTGGTTACTAACAATCATTTTATTGGCTGTGTAACCTGCTGTTTGTTGAACACTTACTATTAAATCTCCTGCTGCTGATAGATTTGAATAATCTGTTGATGCTCCTGCTGCTGCAAACCATCCTATTCCGTATGTTGCATTTTTTACGTTTAATCCATTAGAAGTACCATTTATAACTACGTTACCACCTGTTGTTACACTACTAGAGAATGTAGCTGCTCCTGTGGATGCTATGCGTAACGCTTCAGTTAAAACATTTGAACTGTTAGTTACATACAATCTAAATTCAGTTTCTGCACTTGCTGCATAATTACTATATGCTCTTAAATCAACTCCTGCTCCATTAAGATTATCAAGAGGTGCGCCAATTTTAAATCCTGTATAAATTTGTGTGCCACTTGCCCAATTAGTAGCAACTGAAGTAAAAGCATAACCGCTTGATGCAACATTAGTAACTAAAACATTACCACCACTAAACCTTCCTGTACCATTAACATCTAGTAAATATCCTGCATCAGTTCCACCTGTATTTATACCAACATTGCCACTAGCATTTATATATAATTGTGAGCCAATTCTAAAATCAACCCTTGCACTTAAAGCATCATTAACACAATCAAATTGAGCACCACTATTATCTAATAATCTCCAATTTTGATTTGTAGCAGTTTTAACTCCTAATGGTGTACTTGTTGCAGCTCCATTTACTTGAACACTACTAGAGAATGTAGCTGCTCCTGTTACTAATAATCCGCTACCATTTGCAACTAATTGTAATCTATCTCCTGTTCTATCATATCTAAATGCTGCTCTTTCAGTTCCTGCATCGGTTTGCAAACTCATTATATTATTTACTCCTGTCGTAGCACTATTTAATGCTACCAAAGGAATATTAGCAGCTGAACCTGTTGATTGTATAATAGCGCCATATCCACTACCTGTAATATTTAAAGAATACCCTAAATCACTACCTACTATTAATTTTGTTGCCGTTACACTACTAGAGAATGTAGCTGCTCCTGACGAGTTTAAAACAAAATTTGATGCTCCATTTTTACCAATAATAAATGTATCATTAGGGTTATCATTTATTATTCTCCAATAATTACCTGTATTAACACCTATGTCTATATAAGTATAACCTGCACTAAACAATCTAAATTTACCATATACATCTAACTTTTCAGCAGGACTTGTTGTTCCTATACCTACATTACCGCCATTGGGAACTAAAGCAAGATTGTTGTAGCCAGTTAAAGCAGTATAAGGTTGAATAAAACCATAGTTGCTTGTAGTGTTAAAACCTATTGATAATCTTTTTAAACTACTTGTTGCGCCTGAAATTACAAACTGTCCTGAGTTAGCATCGTTGTTATCTGCTTGTACGTTAAGTAAAGCTAAAGGCGATGTAGTACCTATACCTACATTACCACCTCCACTTTGAAAAACTAAACTACCATACCCCCCCCCACTTCCTATTAAAGCATCTAATTCAGTATATGTATTTCCTGTAGTTGCACCATGTGTAATATATAACATAGATACACCATCACTATTGGTTATTCTTGATGTACCACTAACAACCAATTTATTTGATACATCAGTAGTTGTTCCTATTAATACATTTCCCCCACTTGTTATGCGCATACGTTCGGAAGAACTTGTAAAAAATTGTAATTGGCTACCATCCATAAAGTTTGGTATATAACCTGTACCTCTTGCAAAAGCTAAAGTTCCTGCACCTGTTCCATCATAAAATAATTCTAAACCTGTTCCTGTTGTCGGTGCTGTATTACCTGTTACTTGTATTCTTTGTGAGAATGTAGCTGCTCCTGTGGAGGCTATTGTAAGTCTTTTTGTATATGAAGCACCCGTGTAAACTTCAAAATCGTTGTTAGTTTGAACTACCCCATTATTACCAACTAATCCTATATAAGTATTATTACTTGCATTTGAATATGTAGTAAAAATATTATTTGTTGAAGTATTTACTAAATTAATTGCTGAAGCAGCGGTTGTTAAATTAACTGTTATTGCTCCACTAAACCTTCCTGTACCATTAACATCTAGTTTGTAGCCTGCATCGGTAGAATTTCCACCTATGCTTACATTCTTGGTAGAACCAAAAACACGCATTGCCTCTACCCCATTAATACCAAATAAGATATTACTTGTTCCTTGTGAAGAAATAGCAAAATCACCTGCAACTGAATTGGTTACAAAATTATTTGCTGAGGTAGCTAATCCAAACTTTGCTTGGTAAGTAGCACCTGTTAATGCATCAGCCAAAGAAACCGAAGGAGCAGGACCAGCTATTAATAATTGGTTATCAGCAGTGGCAGAATAAATATTAAATGCCCTAACCACTGTTGCACTTCCAACTGTTACACCACTACCATTATCAAATAATAAACTATTACCTATTGTTGTTCCACTACCTGTAAACTTAGCTACATAATTAAGTGTGCCACTAATTGTACCTTCACCACTAGAACCGCTAGAACCACTACTTCCGCTTGTTCCGCTAGAACCGCTTGAACCACTACTTGCACTCGTTCCGCTACTTCCACTCGAACCACTTGAACCACTACTTGCAGATGTGCCACTTGAACCACTACTACCACTCGTTGCACTTGTTCCACTAGAACCACTACTTGCCGATGTGCCACTTGAACCATTTGTTCCACTAGAACCCGAACTTCCACTTGTTGCACTTGTTCCGCTAGAACCCGAACTACCACTAGAACCACTACTGCCACTCGTTCCACTAGTTCCATTAGCCCCACTTGTTCCACTACTTCCGCTAGAGCCGCTTGAGCCACTACTTCCACTTGTTGCACTTGTTCCGCTTGAACCCGAACTACCACTAGAACCACTACTTCCGCTTGTGCCACTTGTTCCATTAACCCCACTTGTTGCACTTGAGCCACTAGAGCCACTTGTAGCAGATGTACCACTACTTGCAGAAGTTCCGCTAGAACCCGAACTACCACTAGAACCACTAGAGCCACTACTACCACTTGACGCACTTGTGCCACTAGAACCCGAACTTGCGGATGTTCCACTAGAACCCGAACTACCACTAGAACCGCTCGAACCGCTTGTTGCACTTGTTCCAGAGCTTCCATTAGTTCCACTAGTTCCACTAGTTCCACTAGAACCCGAACTTGCCGATGTACCACTTGAACCGCTAGAGCCACTTGAACCCGAACTACCACTTGAACCCGAACTTGCACTTGTTCCACTCGAACCACTTGAACCGCTTGAACCGCTCGAACCCGAAGTTGCGGATGTACCACTAGAACCAGAAGTTCCATTTGTTCCCGAAGTTCCACTTGTACCTGAAGTTCCGCTACTTCCATTAGTTCCACTCGTACCGCTTGTGCCACTAGTTCCACTTGTTCCGCTAGGAGCATTGAAAGTAGTTTGTGCGTAAGAATAGTAACTACTTCCTTCTGTATAAAAGTTTAAAGTTTGGCTTTGATTGTCGTTATTAGTAACATTTATAACTGCATATAATCTATCACTTGCATTAAGGCTTTGTGATGGAATAAAAACATCGCAATATATTTGTTGTATAATTGTTGAATCAATTGTTACTAATACATTATTTGTAGCACCTAATAATGTACTTACCGCACCCGTTGTATATTTATACAATTGAACGTACACGTTCCATATAGAACGTGTACTTCCTAAAAAGTGCATGGTAAATGACCAGTTACCAGAAGGTATTGAAGTAGCATTAGGTACACCCGTATCGGTAGCAAAAGTTGCTATAATTCCACTTGCACCACTTCCTAAAGTTATATTTGTTGTCGTTTGAGCCGAACCACTAGGGATAGGACTTAATTGTTTATATGTTGGACTACCAAAAGCACTACTTGTATTGGTAGAATAGTTCATGTAATAAATCTGACCACCACTTACCCCACTTATCCCACTTGTGCCTGTTAATCCACTTGTGCCACTACTTCCACTACTTGCCGAAGTTCCACTACTTGCACTCGTACCACTCGTTCCCGAACTTGCACTTGTGCCACTAGAACCGCTTGTTCCACTAGAACCCGAACTTGCACTCGTACCGCTAGAACCACTTGAACCACTTGTTGCACTCGTTCCACTAGAACCCGAACTAGCACTTGTTCCACTAGAGCCACTAGAGCCACTTGATGCACTCGTACCACTAGAACCATTAGTTCCACTCGTGCCATTAGTTCCACTTGTGCCATTAGTTCCACTCGTGCCATTAGTTCCACTTGTACCATTTATTCCGCTTGTGCCACTAGAACCAGATGTTCCGCTAGAACCCGATGTTCCACTAGAGCCACTTGAAGCACTTGTTCCACTCGAACCATCAGTTCCCGTTGTGCCACTAGAACCCGAAGTTGCACTTGTTCCACTAGAGCCACTAGAGCCACTTGTTCCACTCGTTCCCGTAGTTCCACTAGAGCCACTAGATGCACTCGTACCGCTAGAACCATTAGTTCCCGTTGTGCCACTAGAACCCGAACTTGCACTCGTTCCACTACTTCCACTTGTTGCAGATGTACCACTAGAAGCACTAGAACCACTACTTCCACTTGTGCCACTTGAAGCACTAGTTCCGCTAGAACCATCAGTACCACTAGAACCCGAACTGCCACTTGTCGCACTCGTACCACTTGAACCACTCGTTGCACTACTACCACTTGTGCCACTTGAACCACTACTTGCCGAAGTTCCGCTAGAACCATTAGTTCCACTAGAACCACTACTTGCCGATGTGCCACTTGAACCGCTAGAGCCACTAGATGCACTAGAACCACTCGAACCCGAACTACCGCTTGTTCCACTAGAGCCATTAGTTCCACTTGACCCAGAACTAGCCGATGTTCCACTTGACCCCGAAGTTCCACTACTACCAGCCGTTCCACTTGAACCTGCCGCTGAAGTCTTTTGAACTAATATAGCCGTAGTAGTATTAATCTTTATATAAACGGGAAAACTACCACTTGTATAAGTAGTAGATAAATTTCCTACAACATTTGGGTTAAAATATAAGACATCCCCAACATTACCTACCAATGGTGGTAAATTGGAAACAATACGACCTAATGGTCGCACATTCATATTCCCCGTTTCGGGTGTAGACACGGCACTTACTATACCAGCAATGCTATTTACTTCATTGATTGTTAAACTTGTAACTTTTACAAATTGCCCCGAACTATTTATTTTAACGAAATCACCTTCGACAAAACTAGCATAGATACTAGCACTAGGGTTTATCTGAAAGAAATCGGTTAAATAATTTCTAAAACGAAATCTATCGTGTAAATCATTCAACCAAAATGTTAAATCACCTAATTGACTTCTTATTTGTTCGGTGGGAGTAATACTAGGAAGACCATCATTAGTTAAAGAAAAAACAACTCCTACAAATCCTTCGGGTGGAAAATTATTTCCTTGACCAGTATTATCTACAACTAAATTATATAAATCTACGTCTTCAAGAATAACATCACATGAAGTTCCATTGTAGTTAATGTTAGATATAGCATTAATGCGGTAGCAATTACCATTAGGCAATCCCAACCACATACCCACCATAAAATTAGTTGCATTATATTGCAATGGTGGTGTCGTATCGTAAGAACTAGTTTCTTGAATTAAAACGGATAATGTACTAGAAAACGTATAACCAGAACCATTCCAATTGCTTAAAGGATTAACATAAGTAGAAGCTATCGTTGTACTCCCAAAGTTTATACTTGCAGGTACACAAATTGGTGGTGTTATAATTTTTGCCATACATAATTAGACTTTTGCTTGAAAGTTAATTGTCAAAGTAGATACTCCAACAGTTGCATATCCAGCCAAAGTTCCCGATAAACTATAATAAGTTATTGTAGTATAAGAAGAATTTTGAAACATAGAATAGTTACCCGTTGTGTTCCCTGTAAATGTTCTTGTAAGTACATTAGCACCATTAAGACCATTCGTAAATGAACCTATAACTACATTACCTAATGGATGACCTATTGTAAATTGTGAACCACTATCTACTGTGAATGTCCATCCTGCCGCACCAATTAAATTTGCCCCAACGGGGTCGGTAGCACTTGCAACACTATCTAAATTACCATTCATTGTATTTAATACAACTTGATAGTTCTTTATAGTACCAGCCGCACTTACTCCACTAGTGCCAGTCAATCCACTTGTTCCACTTGAACCACTTGTTCCATTGCCACTTGAACCACTAGAGCCGCTTGTGCCACTAGTTCCCGAACTTGCACTAGTTCCACTTGTACCACTAGTTCCTTTTATCCCACTAGAACCACTTGTGCCACTTGTAGCGGTTAATCCACTCGTTCCTGCCGTACCCGTAAAACCACTAGTTCCACTTGTGCCATTTCCACTTGTTCCTGCCGTACCCGTAAAACCACTAGTACCGCTTGTGCCATAAGTTAAACCACTAGTTCCACTAGAACCAGCACCACTAGTACCCGAACCACCGCCACCTGCGATAAATCCAAATCCGTCAGCACCTAAAAATGAACTCATGTCTTATGTTTTAATTAGTTCTTCTAAAAATATTTCCTTTATTACCTTCTCTTCTTTATATAGAAAAAAACGTATTTTATCTTCATCACCATTTATATCAAAATGTACACTTACATCAATTATATTAGACTTATGTTCATCTTCTAATTTCTTTAAAATATTAACGATTTGTGGTGGTAAAATAACTGAATATCCTTTCATATCCATAATCTTAACATTCAATATATCTTTAATAGTCACCTCTTTTATGGGATTGTTATCTATACAAAGTGTATAAGTATCATCCCCATTTATTAAGTACAATAAGATAGATATTCTATCTTCCGTTACTTTATTTTCACTCGCAAACCTCTTAATAGCCTTTTCAAAAACATTCCTTGTTTCAGAAATAATTACGTCTTCTAATCCTTCCATCTTTTATGGTTTTTTTTATTTTAAAATCTATTCTATTGATAACTAATAATCACATCGACTATATCGCCACCCGTTGCCGCCGTAATGGTAATACCATCAAGACCTTGCCCCGTTCCTGCGTTAGTTAATGTAATTCCTTGACCAACGGCAAACGTCACCACCGAACTAGATAAGCCATTAAAGGTAGCACTACCTAAAAATGTAACAGTTCCTTGCCTTGTCAAAATAGATAACCTAGTGACATTTTGCGATGCACTAATTGTTAAACTACCAGCAGTTAATGTTTTCGAAAATACGTTTGTAGCTCCCATTTTATATTATTTTAATAAACTTTTTAAATTGTTGTGATATTCAAAAGGTATAGTTGTAGCTAAAAAACTACTCTTAATCTTAACATATCCAACTGCATCAAAAGTTATATCCTTCGCCTTAACTGCTAGGGTAACCAAATTTACAATATTTCCCAATACTAGTTGTGGGTTAAAATTAAATCTATACGTCAAATCTGAACTTTGTTGTGGTAAGATGGTATTTTCCTTTGAATCGGTAATATTTCCAATCAAAACACCATTCATTTTAAAGTCCAAATACATTTCCGTAATTGTTGCTTCTACGTTGCTTGTATTGAATAGTCTATTAGTTATATCGACTGATATATTGGTTGAAGTAATTTGCACTATCTTGATTCCTACAACACTATATTGTATATTACTCAAATATTGTATTTGACTTTTATAGTAACGAACTAGTGCGTACCCAATAGCACCCAATCCACCTAAAAATAATAATACTTTTAAATTTTTCATTTTCTAAATAATAAAGCTACTACAACTAAAACCCCAAGACCTATTCCACCATAAATAACAACATTTTTTGGCATACCTAATATGGTAGGTGCGGCGGTATCATCGCTACCAAGACCTAAAACATCTTTTTTGGCTTTATCCACACTAGCATCACTAATTTTAGTCAAAGTAGCCAAACTCTCTAATCTTGCCGCTTCTTTTTTTGCAGCGGCTTCTACCGCTACACAATCATATTGATTTTGAAGAGTCTTAGCCTTTGCTTGTGCATTTCTAGCTGCTTCTAATTGAAATGGCAATTCAAATCCTTTACTAGAAGCCATCAATTTTGTTACCCTTTCGATTTCTACTTGGGTATCGTCAATTAATGATGACACTCCTTTACAATCGCTAGTATCGTATTTAGCCCATTTTGCCGTTTCGTCTTCTTTTACATTTTCTATTGAACTTTTACGTTTTTTGCTACCAAATAGATTATAAAATTCGTCATCGGCTACAAAGCCTACAAATTGTTTTGGTTGACTAGTAACAAAATCGTCAATGAATTGATTACTCCCTAATCTACTATGAGATAGAGCAGCTAATTCGCTATTTTCCAACATATTTCTTGACATAATCTTATTTTTTAATTAATTTTCTATTTGGTACTTTGAAGTTATTTCATTCATTTGGTTAATAACGTCTTGTCTTGGTTTTGTACCAACGTAGTTATTATTAGAAACATCTATACCATCTGCTATTTTTTGTAACTCTTCAATAGACAATAAATCTGCTTCTATTGTTTTTATCAACTTATCAGCCATATCTTGTTTATTGCTAATGGATGAAACACCACCATTAGTAGGCACTATTGGTTTTTTCTTTCTAGCTACAAGAAAAGGGATAATTTTGTTTTTTAATGCAGTCTTTTGTTGTAGTTCTAAAGCACTAGATTTTTTCTTATTATTTAAGGTATATAAATAATACAACCCACCAGCAATTCCCAATCCAATCAATATTTGTGTATTCCTTTCCATACTATTATAATTTATAAGTGATTCCTTTTTTAGCCCAATCACTATTTATTTCTTTTAATCTCCAATTAGAACCATGTGTAATAGCTGATGTGTTTAACATATCGTTACCTATTTTACTTTTAACCATAGAAAACAAATCTTGGTCTTCGCCAAAAGGGAATAAAGCATCATGTGTTTTTCTTACACCATAAGCATTTATCAATAAGGCAACTTCTAAATCGTTTTTTAGATTTTTAAGTATTGTTTCTGCTTGACCATATTGGTTACCAATAATATTATACCCAGCTAAATTGTATAATTGATTTGCTAAAATAGAGTATTGAGTTTCTGGTATGGAAGAAACCATACCTTTACTTTTTAAATCCTTAATAGATTTTGTAGAATCTTTTAAAACATTTGTATTAGCCTTTTCTTCGGGAGAAGGAAATAATTTTTTGTAAATAGGTCTACCTACAACAAAAACTAATCCCACACCACCAACAATGACAACCCCTTTAGCCCAAGCTGGTAATTCTTTATAATATTGATAGAAATTTGCCATTTTTTTGTTTTAATCTTATTTAATATATGCTACATCGGAACGAATCCATCCATTTTTATGTGGTAAAGTTGCTCCACAAGTGCCGAAACTACAATTATAATTAGAACTCCTTTCTACCTTGTACCAATCAAAACCATCTTGACCAACTACCGAAGTAGTTATAACACCAGCTTCTTCGTCTTTTTGTAGTAACCCCCACAAATTATTAATAGCACCATTGTTTACTACTGCACTAGCCCTAATTGCCGCATTTTCAAATTTAGCAAAAGCCTTTTTACCTATAACACTAATAGGTGCTACATTTTTAGTGCCACCACCTTGTCCACCACCCGTTTGTGTATTAGACGTATCAATACTATCGGCTATTGGTGCTGATGGTTTCTTTAAAAATTTATAGGCTAAATAGCCAACCCCAACAAATCCTAAAACCCAATATATAGTGCTAACCTTTTTCATAGTATTTTTTATTTAACACTGCCAGTTGCGTAAACGTCTTTAATGTTATACTCGGCTATGTAATCTTTTATAAATTTATTTAAAATATCGTATCGTTCTTTGTTTTGTTGAGATGGGTAGCCAATAAATGTTTCCACAAAGGCAGCATAAGCTTCTCTTACGGGATAACCTAATCCCAAATATATTGTCAAGCCATTCAAATCGGCTTCCGTTTCATTGCTTATATCCGTATTAATGTAGAAATGACTAAACTCATGTAAGAGAATAGCCATACGCATCGGTATAGTAAATGGAATAAAAGATTCTTGACTTACTTGTATTCTACCATTTTTGGTGCTTATACGAGCTGGTGTTGCCATTCTTTCACCTTTATTACTTCTAATAAAAGGTAGATATTCAATCTTGAAATTACCAACAGTGCTTGTATAATCCCTATCTGCTGGCATATAACCACACTTATAACAAAACTTTTGAGCAAATGAAACAAAGTTTCTAACCATCAAAGTATCCATTTTGGTCTTTGGCAATGTTATATCTAACTCTAATTTCTTTACTTCTAATACTTCAAAGCTATCATCTTCACCTTTCTTTCTATTACCATTAGCTTTATTGTAGATAGAAACAGTTACCATATTGGGTGCTAAAGGCATCCGAATATATAACTCTTCCTTTCCATTAACTTCCTTTGTTCTATTAGTAAAAAAAGTATTTGCTTGTGTGGCATCAAAGGCTTTTAATACAATAGTTTCTAGCTTTTTAGTGCGTACTACTATTTTTAACATACAAGGGTCGTAACGAAGCCAGCACCTATAATCCATTCAACTATTTTTACTTAATTACTAAATATCTTCTAATTTCAAAGGTTTCACTATATTATCTGGCATCAAAGCATATCTACCTTTGGTAAGTTGTTTTCCTTTTTGCCTTACTGCTTTACTAACTTGTGCCGTTGATAAGACAATTTCATAATCTCTTAACAAAGCATCAGTAAAAGGTGCAGTTGCTTTTTTAGTTTCTTCAACTACCACTTCTTTAAGTTGTGCATCGGTCAAAAGTTTGTCAGAAGCAATTTTATCCTTCTTCATTTTTTGCAAATGCAAATAAACTCCTAACGAAGCCGCACCTATTAAAGCACCAATTAATAATTTATTACTACTCATACTATTTCTTTTTAACAATTTGACCAATAATGATAGCTAGAACTATTACTCCACCAGCTATGTAGATAGTTTTTAAAGGAAATCCTAATACTGTTGTGCCTTTCATAACTTTTTCTTTTTCAAGTTTACTTAAAGATATATTTATTTCTTCGTTCAAATTACTATTCAAAGGGAACACTCCCTTCGTTTTTTCTCTAGTGAGCCAATCACTAAAATTGAGAGTTCCACCATCATCTTTATAAATTTTAAAGAGTTGGTTAGCAGTCAATTTTTTGTTTACATCAAAAGAATCGCTAGACATATTTTATGGTTTTGTTTATAATTTTCTCAAATACTGTGTTGACACATATCCCAATATGCTATTCTTGTCATTTGACACTTCACTCCATCCTTTCACATTACTAGGTCTTGCAAAAATACTTACAAAACTTTCTAGTTGGGTTACAATTGCACCTTTTGAACTTGGTTTTGACCTTACATTAAGATTATCACCAGTTGTATTTATTGCATACAATTCATATTGATTTGCACCCTTTTTTAAATCCCCAACATTTAAAACATTTGTGATAGTACCCGAAATAATATCACCAACCGATTTGCCAGCATTTATAATTTTGTTTGAAACATCATTAGATGGTGGTGGTGGTGTAGTATCTTTTCCCGTTGGCGGAGCTACCATCGGTGGCTTCTTTAACAATAAAAACCCTAAAACACCTATTACGGCTATTGTGCTAACAACTAGTATTATTGTTCCGCTACTTGCTTTTTTCATTCTTCATCTATTTTAGGTAGTAAAATTTGTGAAACGATACCACCTAGTAAAGCACCTAAAAAAGCAGAAGTAATTAAATTGTATTGCCTTGTATAGCCAATTAACAATCCACCACCCATGCCAATTAATGCACCACTAATAGTACCTTTTGTTTTTTTCAAAGCCATGCTATCCGATTTGGATTTCAAGTCTTTTACTTTATCAAGAATTTCTTTTGCTTCTCCCATCGTTATTAATATTAAGCATGATTTTTATTCCAATCAGCTATCGCCTTATCATTTTTTAATTGCGTATCGCTTACTTTAAATTGCTTGTATAAAACAATACCAACACCAACTATAAGACCATAAACTAAAATTGTCTTTAAATTAATTTTCATTTTTTAAAATTTAATATTATAAACTAGATTGAACTAAACCAGATTTTCCTTTCGGTCTTTTATCATTGCATTTGCAAGCCGCTTGAATACTAGTGGATGATTTGCCACCAAAAGTACCCGTTGCGTTCATACTTGTTGAAAGCTCTTGTATAGCAACACGATTAGGATTAATAGGGGTTCTTGATTTAACAATAGGAGTTCCACCAACAACACCACCCGTATTCGTTATATCGTCAATAGTTAAAGGAGTTTTAGCATTAGTAGCACCATTACCTACTTGTGTTGTCATAGGTGTGGTAGATGCTGCTGGACTTTTTAAGTCTGCCGTCTTTAAGGCTTTCTTTTTACCATAATATCTTAACAATAGAATAGTAGCCGCAACACCCCCAACAAACCAAAATATTTTCTTTTCCATATAATTATTTTTTTTTTGCAATTAAGTAAACAACACCAATAAGAGCCAAAGCACCTACACCGATTAAAACGTATGTAGTAGTATTACTCTTTTTAGGTGGTGGATTTAAAGCTAGTTGTTTTTGCATTTCTTGTTGTTGAACCGCTAATTGTTGAGCCGTTTGAGTAGTGCTATTAGCATCTTTTTGTTGCTTATTAGCCAATGATTGCAAACCAATACCAATACCAGCATTGATGTTTTCTTGTGTAAGTACATTTGTTTTTAAGAAATCCCAAACACTAGATAATGCTTTACCAGCACCCGTTTTTCCACTAGTTGCTTTTCCACTAGGAGCATTAGATACTATATTACCCGATGCTTGACCTGCTGCAAATATTTTATCCGCTGTACTACCACCAGCATTGAAAAACCCATCACCACCCGTAAAGTTTTTGCTTTTTTTGTTTCTACCACCAGTAAACTCACCCCAATCTAAACCAGCGGTGGATTTAAAATCGTCAAGACCCGTAAAGCCCCAATCACGATTATCGGCTGCGAAGCTTGCAAAATGCTCACCAGCAACAGGCAATTTCTTACCTAGTAATTTAGTTAAGTCATCACGAAAGGTTACACTTTTACCATTAGCAATTAAAACTGCGTGTGTTACTTCTTTATCGCTTGCATTGCTTGGTAGTACAATACCATTTCTTTTTAGTAGACTAACTAGTGAACTTTTATCGGTAACAATAGTATAAGATATTAGTTCTTGTACTGTCTGTGTTGCTGATGCCATGTTATAATTTTTTTATTATTTTTTCAATATTATTGCAAAAGCAATCAATACCGCACTAGCAAGTACAATTAAACTAGTTTCGGTAGTAATTTTCTTGTTATCGGCTACTTGTGCCGCTTGCATTTGACCCGAAAAATTCATGTAGTCTATTAGTTTTACACTCTCTTTTTCGCATCCACAATCTTCTTTTTTTCTAGGGAATTTTTTATCGAAATATTCCATAAACAACTCTTTGTCGGGGTTGTTTTCTACAATTTCCATTAAGGCTGGCTCACCTTCATAGGCTACCAATTGTTGCAAAGCCATACCTAGCGGTTGCTCTTTATCTACAACATAGCCGTATTTATGTAGCAATGATTTGGCAAAGTAAGGATTACTTGCTGCTACATAACCATACATATTGACATTATTCGCCATAATAACAAATTTAATACTTTTTAATGAAAAAAGGGTGAAGAAGATATACTATCCGCTTCACCCCTTTCCTTTATATTAAACCTTCAGTTTTGTATTAACGAGCTGCTGGTCTGATGATTCTTGGAGAACCATATTGTTTAGATACTGGGTTTCCACCTAATCCACGAGCGATATTGATAGTATCAGAAGGATAGAATTGGAATTGTACACTTGAAGCTGCAAATACTTGCAAAGTCAATCTAGTAAAACCATCAATTCTAAACGGCTGCTTTAATTCAATAACACCAGATTGTTGTTGGTATGGGTCGATAACTGGAGTTAAGATTTTTACTGCACTATTACCATTCGCATCTTGTGTGCTTAAAGTAATTGATTGTAAAACTTGACTAACTACACCATTTATAGACGAAATCAAAGTAGAACCGATTGAGAAAGGGCTTACACTTGATTGGTTAAGTAAGTTGTAATAAGTTGTGTTAGACAATCCACTAGTGATAGTAACATTATTAACTGTTAATGAACCATTACTGAAACCAGCATTGTTCAAATAGATATATGCACCAAAAATGTCAACCGATACGGCTGCATTTGAAGCATTAGATACAGTGATGATGTAAGGTTGAGAACGCATACTTGCGGCAGGAGCAGCGGCAGCGGCAGCAGGAGCTGGAGTACCATCAGCATAAGTGAAGAAATCTTCTCCACCAGCAAAATACATATCGTCATCCAAGAAACCATCTGCACCAACGAACTGCTCATTAAGAGAGCGGTTTGCGTTTTGTAGGTAACGTGAGATATTACTCATTTGATTAAATTTTAAAAATTTGAAATTTGATTAAATTGAATTATTTGGTAGTTGCTTTGTCAAGCATCGGCTTAACTGCTAACATATACAATGCTACACCAGCGGTAACAACCAAAATGTCTTTAATAAGTCCTTTGTAGTCCATTTCTTTTTATTTAAAGAATTAAAATAATGTTTGATTAAGAATACAGATTCTTTAGTCGTAACAAACTTAAATTACCTACTATGTTTTGCAATCAATTTGTATTGATTTGTTTTCAATACATAGTATATTGAATTTTTATAGATTTATTCAATACAATGCCTTATTATATGTTGCAAAAAAAAACCACCCTTTTTGGGTGGCTTGATAAAATATCGTGAAATAGTAATCTTTTTTTATTGGAAGTACACTTTTTGCATCCTTGCCTTTACATCGGCTATGGCAGTTTGGTCAGTCCATTTCTTCTTACTATCGGCATCCTTTTGTACTAAATAAGGTTTAATTAAAGAATTGTAGTTTTCGTTTATGAATTGGTCAATACTATTTTCAATCATTTCTTGGCTAAAACCACCACGAACTTTCTCTTCATCCATATCTACATAAACAAAGAATCTTTTATTGCCAGCATTGTATTCATTATTGACCATTATTTCGGCAATACGCATAAATTCAAATTTGTCTGGGAACTTCTTTATGTGTCTTTGTACACTCTCTGTATTCTTATGGAAACGCAACACATTTAGATTACCCCATACTTTTGTATTGATACGACCTAGTGATTGATAAGATAGTATAATATCCAAACCAACGTGTCTATTGGTACAAATAGCACCAATCAAGTCATCGGGCAAATGGTCACCAATAAACTTATTAATATCTTCAATAAGCAATAACCCATTTTGAAAACGATTTAAAACAAAGAATAAAGCCTGAGCCCATTCGTCTAGTGTCATCCTTCTACCATCGGGGTGGAAAGGTCTAACCCTTCTAATTTCAATGCTTGGGTGTACACTAAATAAAGCAACGTGCTCCAACGATATTGCTGGCACATTAAATACACCATATTCATCATTAACATCCATTATCAAGCACCTTCTACCCTTAATACCCCTATATACATCGCCCGTTACGATGGAGTTCATCATAATTAAGTGCTGGTAACTTTTACCAACACCCTTCTTACCGCAAGCCGCCATTAAACAAACTTCACGAGCCATTTTTATTATTATTTTTTAAGTGTTAACTCTACCCTTAATGCACCTAAATAAACACTAAATGATAGAGTTCTAATTTTTGTTTCACATAAACTAAAATCATATTCTAACTTTTGTAGTTCATTCTTTTTTATAAATATAGGTAGTACAACACAACCATCCACTTTGATAGAAAAATCTTGTTCGTCTTCTAAAGGAAAATCAAATTTACCCGATTCACCTTCTACTGTTGCAAGAATTTCTATCAATCCACGTTTAAAACCTATCCATTCTGGGCTTTTTACTTTCATTTTATTTAGTATTAATCCAAGCCCTCTATTATATCGTCATTTTTCTTGCTTGGCTGATTAATTGTTTCATTCAATACAATCGCTTCTGCTATCTCTGCTTCATCAATAGGAATATAGTCTTTAGGTGTTTTTTTAACCTTTTTATTTTTCAAAGCTTGTTTATAATCACTCTCTTGTCTTTGTGCATCACTAGCCCATTTGCGTTCTTTTGCCTTTTGTTGCATTAATCTTTCTTTGCCAGTTTTTGGAACTTCCATTTGCTGCCTTGTACCCATCACCACTTCATTGGTAGCAAAATTGTAATCTTCAACAAACTCTTCTTGTTTTGGATATACAAATTCTTGTGCTTGTGCTTGTGCTTGTGTATAATTTGGTTGTGATGATTGTGGCTCTTCCTGTGGCTCTTGTGGTCTACTTGCTTGTGGTCTAGGTTGTGGAGCTTGACCACTTTCTCGCATAGCTATTGTGTAATCTTTGATAACATTAATCATGTCATTCATTGTAGTCCTTAATTGAGAAGCTATCACTATTTTAACCGCAACGTCTTTGAATATTAAATAACCAAGATATTGTTCATCAGTTAGTCCTGCACCATGCTTTTCCATTACCCTTGTTAAAACGGGAGTAACTTCTTTTTTAAATTCTCTACTAACTGTTAAAGCATCCTTATTTTGCTCATTAAATTCTTTTACAAATTCACCAGCGGTGATAGTCTTACCATAATCATAAGGTATTTCAACATTTAAGTCTACCAACCCTTCTGCTTCTAATTTTCTCAACTTACTCTCTGGAAATTGCAATGCCTTATTAGCAAATACATGAAGTTGCTCATATCCATCCACGACAAGTTTTGCTAGGTGTTCCGCACCCATCTTTTTTTCTTTGTCGTTAATATCATTCATTGCAGGATTAATAGGTGATGAATCCGATTTACGACCACCGCCGCCACCATTTCCACCACTATTTCCACCGCCACCACCAAGCATATCGTACGGGTTTTCCCTTGAAGATATAGTTCTCTTAGCTGCCATTGGCTCTGGGATAGCAGTGCTTAATTGTGCTGCATTTGCATCACTTTCAACTTGTGTATATGCCCTTTCAATGACGTTATCCATCATTGGATTATAATTAGCTATTGGTGGTGTTTGTGGTTTTTGCTCTTCCATTATTGTTTATTTTAATTTTTTATCAAGTATTGATTTTATTTTTAAATATTTAACGTCAGTAGTATATTTTGGATTTAGATTTTCAATCAAAGTTTTATACTTACTTAAAAGACTTTTATCCTTTGACTTAAAAATACAACGATTTATTTCACCTAAAGTCATTTTTTCATATAGGTAGTAAATGCAAAAGCCTACCGCTATTTTATTTTCTCCCCTTAAATAACGGCTATTTACAAATTCATCGACACTAATAGAAAGGGCTTCCGAAACGGAATTTAAAACAAGATTGGTGTATTCATCTTCTAACCAATTTTTCGTACTACCAACGTAGTTTAATACTTTAATGGTCTTTTCTACACCATTAGTTTTTATATGTAAAGACAAAGCTTCAATAAGCCTAGTGCTATCGTCTAAATTTTTCATGGTTGTTTTTATTTCATTAATAGTTGCAAATATATTGAAAATATAAATTTACCAACCTTTAATTACATTCTTTAGAATTTTACCATTAGCCTTGAACCATGCCCCATCAATCACTCTCAATTTAACTTCTGGATGGTATTTAGCCATTCTTTTATATTTAGTCCTATCCTTTGATGTTTCATATCCCTTCACCTCTATGTACTCTATATTTCCACTAGGGAACTCTACCTTCCAATCAATCTTATAACTAGTAACACCTCTTTTAATACCCTCAAACCAAAACGTATCTGGCTCATACCAATAGTCAATAATATGACCATGTTTTTTCATGAATGAAAGATATAAACAATATCTTTTTTCCCACAAAGACTTCAAATACATTCTTTTACCATCAATTTCAACCCATCCCTTCCAAACTGACCTTTGAACAATTGGCTTGCCGCCTGTTGTAAATTTCATTTTTCTTTTTTATTATGACTTTACTTATTGTTGAAATAGAAACCCCATATTTTTTTGATAGTGTAGATAAGGAAACTTTCTTGGGTATATACTCCAAAACCAATTTTTCTGCTATAAAGTCATCTATTTTTGCTCTTTTTTTATTTGAAATAGCTATTATTTTTTTTTGTTCTTCACTAATTTTTCTACCAAATCTTGGGTGTAAATTACCTAATTTACCTAGAAGAATAGAATTAGAGCCTTTATTAGAATTTCTATTTTTTTCTATACTTTCTTTTGTATGTTTTTTACCATACATTCCATGTTTTTCCTTATTTGATAACCTTAATTTTTGAGTATCACTTAATTTTTTCCTACTATTTTCAGAAAGAGAGAAACCTAATGTACCTTCTCCACCATCTGTAAAATTGCATATTTCACTAGCACTATTATCTCTCCAAAAATTTATCAAATATTTTTCTATACAACAAGCTTCTTCCCAAATTAAACTATTGTGAGTTATTTCAACAAAATAACCATATTTTGATGTTATTTTTTGCCAATATTCAGTTCTTTTATGTTTTGTATATGCTCTTTTTTCATTTTTACCTATCCCAATATAGAATACTTCATTATTATCTTTTCTCTTATGTAAATAAACTATTGCCATTATAAACCATATTTAGCCTTAAATGCTTTGTCCTTAAATATAGTTTCAGAAATAAAGATTGCATAGTCATTATCACTTTGGTAGTGTAATCCCATATATAGTCTTGAATATTCAATATCCTTTGCTAGTGCATCGAAATAACTAAAATTCTCTGGGTAATAGTTCCCTAATACTTGACAAATTAAATGAGATTGCAATGTATGACCACTAGGATAAGAAGGGCTACTAGCCGAAACACTATCAAAAGGAAATAGTTTCAACTTATATTCTTTAGCTAATTGGTATGGTCTAGGTCTTTGAAAATGAAATTTTAATTTGGCAATTATTGGCAAAGTATCGTCAATGATTTGGTCTATTGCGGTAACTGCTCTTTCATCAAGACCATGTTTAATAATTATATCCGCTAGTACCCTTTCAAGTGAATGGTCGTAAGACTTATATCGTTTTAAAATAACTTCATCCCCTTGCAATGCCGCAACGTAATCCACCAATTCATTTAATTCTTCTCTAGTAGCTTTTGAGCTATTTAAAGGAAAACCAAACTTCATTAATTGCGATAAATGTTTATCGTATGGGG